TTGCTTCATGTAAAGACGGAGCGCTTCGGCCTTATCACGCAGGTCTTTTACCTCGTCAACATTGGTTGCAAGCTGCAATTCTCGCTTCGCGTTCTCAAAGTGTACAAGCTGATTCATCGTGTCTCCTCGTTAAAAAATTGCCGGGCTGCCCCGAGGACGGGGCGGGTGCCCGGCGGAAAGGAGTCCTCTATGAAGAGGTTGGTTGCAAAAAAGTGCGCCCCGAGGCAGGGCATTACCCCGGAGCGCAATGAGGAGGTACTAATGCGATTGCTGTTTGTAATTTCAAAACCGTAATCTATGCGATGAGTGGGATGCACACCAACCATGTCTGCCAAGATTCCGAAGTTCATGCCCTGATCTTTGCGATCCTCAACCCAATTACGGATTAACATTTCAAATTTTGGCTGAAGCCTTTCAAGAGAGATACGCTTATTGCTACCCATATGATTATCCCTACAACAGTTTATTGCTGTTTGTCAATAGGGATGATTTCGCAAATGACAATTATCTTATCAGTGGCAGCTCGCCAGACTATTATTGCCTTATGTTTATTTTGTGCTTGCATTATTTATTGCTGTATGTATAATGGAGTCATTGGGCAAATAAACCTACAACAAAGGAGATGTTGATGGATCTTTGTAAGTCATGCGGAAGAAGGCCAATTCAGATAGCCAAGAGATCCCTCTGTATGGCCTGTTATCAGAAATTACGCAGAGCATCCGGAGGAAATATTACCCAAGGCAAACAAGCGTGTCCTGCAACGATGAAGAAAAGAGAAAATGAGGCAGAGATAGCTTTCATCAGATCATACTTTGACCATAATGAATGGGCACACCAGCCGGTCATATTCAGGTTTTCCATCGGAAGCAGCTATACCCCTGATTTCTACGACAAGCGCAGGAATGTTTTCATCGAGGTCGTGGGCACTAGGCAGGCATACCACTACAACAAATCCAAATACGACCTGATGCGATCCGAGTACCCACAGATAGGTTTTGAGATTCGCAAGTCTGACGGTTCGCTTCTTGATGAGGATAGCGAAAGACTGAGTTGGGAGGACACCGAGCAGTTCAAGAAGCAAGTCGCAAGCAACTAACTAATATCAATAAATTTATTTTTAGGAGGTATTTATGGGTAAAGTAGAACCATCCACACAAGAGCTTTTCGAGAAGGTCGAAGTCCCGATCCCCGAATCCGACAAACGTCCGTCTCGGCTGGAAACGGAGAGAGCACGGCGCAACATGCGTATATACCGGGAGATCAACAGTTTTCTCGGCTTCAACGGCCGGTATGAGGCTGTCCCGTTAGGGCAGCGGTAAGGAGGGTTACAGAGATGGCAGACTTATCCAAAGCAAAAAGATACCTGTACGCTGCATACAGAGAGTTGAAATCCGTTGTTGGCGAGGACGGCTCCAGCGTGTGCGCTATCGGAACGGCCAGGGGGTACATTACCCTGGCACTGGACGAGATCAGCACGGAGCAGGCCAGCCAGGCCAGCCAGGACAAGTATGAACAGGCCATAAGCGAAGCCCTGAACATGGGCGACGGCGCTTACAGGCCGTAGGGAGGTAAGCATGGAACTTAGCCTAGAAGCATTGGGAATCACAACGGAAGAATTACAGGACAGGGTTATCGACAAGATAGTTGGCCGAATCCTGACGAACCGAGAATGGGATTACGAGACAGAAGAGGAGTATGAATCCAACTCGGATTTTGCACGAAAGCTCAAGAAGCGGGTTCAGGAAATGATCGACCAGAAGATAAACGATATGGCAGATAAACATATCCTACCCAATGTCTCCCAATACATCGAGAACCTCACCCTCCAGGAGACAAATAAGTGGGGCGAGAAGAAGGGGGAGTCGGTCACCTTCATAGAATACCTCGCCAATAGAGCGGAGGAGTATATGCGCGAAGAGGTAGACCTTGACGGAAAGGGAAAGGGTGAGCAGGCATCATATTCGTGGAGCGGCAGCAAGCAGTCCCGAATAACATACCTCATTCACCGGCACCTTCAGTACAGCATTTCGGAAGCCATGAAGAATGCGCTCAAGATAGCCAACGCCTCAATAGCTGATGGGATTCAGGAAACAGTCAAAATGAAGCTGGCAGAAGTCGTCAACGGCATCAAGCTGTCTGTCTCCGTCAAGGGATAGGGAGGTAAGCATGGAAGTCATTATCAGAGACAGATGGAGCGGCGAGCCGATTTATGCGGCAAAAGATGTTGAGAATGTTTTTCAGGCCGTGACGGAAGCCATACGCACCAGCAAATCACTCTGCGGGGCGGATCTCACCGGGGCGGATCTCTCCAGGGCGAACCTCTCCGGGGCGGATCTCTGCGGGGCGGACCTCTCCAGGGCGAACCTCTACGGGGCGAACCTCTCCGGGGCGGATCTCTGCGGGGCGGACCTCTCCAGGGCGAACCTCTACGGGGCGGATCTCTGCGGGGCGGATCTCTCCGGGGCGGACCTCTACGGGGCGGACCTCTCCAGGGCGAACCTCTCCAGGGCGGACCTCTCCGGGGCGGACCTCTACGGGGCGAACCTCTCCAGGGCGAACCTCTACGGGGTGAAAAACATCTCAAAATACATTACATCCCCCCTCTACATGCTCCTGGAACAGGTTGGCGAGATCAGGGCATACAAGCTCGTTACGGAAGAATGCACTGGCCCGTGGCACGGCTCTATAAATTATGAGATCGGCCAAACATATACCGAGCCCGGTTTCTGTTCCGACGAGCAGGAGCCGTGTGCCGCCGGGATCAACCTCGCCACCCTGGACTGGTGCCTCAAGGAGTGGCGGCCAGGATACCGGATATTCATTGCATCGTTCAAGCGCAAGTTCGGCAACGAGGATAATATCTGCGTTCCCATCGGTTCAGACGGCAAGTTCCGGGTCCGCTCCTGCAAGATCATTTCAGAGGTTGATCTGCAAAAAATCGGTTTCCTTAACGAGAAGGGCGAGAGGGTGTAAGCATGAGAGTACCGCACGAAATCTACATCTACACAGACGGCGCTGAGGACACGATCAGGGGCGATATCCTGTACGCCCTGGATGATGATTTCATATATCAGGTCGAGTTCGCCCCCGACTCATGGGAGAGCGACCGACCACTGACCGACACGGACAAAGCGTTCGCCAAGATGTTCTTTGACCATCTCTACACCAACAACGATGATTTCCGCATCACCATTTTGGAGAAGATCCGGGAGCATGAGCGGGATAAGGACGCAGCGGCCAGGGAGAGGCAGGCTATCAGCCGGTATGAGGACGAGCAGGACGACCGCATGCTGGCGGTTGGGGGTGGGAGATGCTGAAACTGGCCTGCGATATCATCACCTTCGGCCTGCTCGTATGGGTCTGTTACAACACTGTCGTGCTCATCAGGGACGGCTGGCGGGATTTCAATCAGACCTTTCCCCGGGAGATCCCGGGGGATCGGAGGTAGGAGATGAACAGGGAAGAATGGCTTGCCGGAAGGCATACCGGCATAGGGGCAAGTGAAGCTGCGGCTGTGCTCGGTCTCAGCCGATACAAGTCTCCGCTGGAAGTGTACCTTGAAAAAATAGGTGAGCTTGGACCCCAGGACGACTCGGAAAGGATGTACTGGGGCCGCAAGCTCGAAGCGATAATCGCTCAGGAATACGGTATCAGGACCGGCTTGAAAGTCAACCTGAATGAAGACTACACCGTGCTTGTCCATCCCGACCACAAGTGGATGAGATGCACACTCGATGCCATTGCCCACGACCCGGAGAAAGGGCCGGGAAACGTCCAGTGCAAGAACGTGGACCGCTTCTCGGCGCATGAATGGGCAGACGGGGTGCCGGAAGAATATCTCATCCAGGTCATGCACGAAATGGCTGTGGCTGGTTTCAATTGGGGATGTCTCGCCGTTCTCATCGGCGGGAATCAGTTCAAGGCATATGAGTTTGATCGGGACAATGAATTGATAGACCTCATCATCGAGCAGGAAGAGAAATTCTGGAAAGAGAACGTCATGAAGCAGATCCCGCCGCCCGCAACCGGGGCAAGCATCGAGGCTCTGTCAAAACTCTATCCGAAAGACAACGGGACCACCATCACACTCTATCAGGACGACATCGGCAGCGCCCTTCTGAGCTACTTGGAGGCCAAGGATGAAATAGACAGTCTTGAGAAGCGCAAGAAGGACGCGCAGGCAGTCATCCAGGAAGCAATGGGCGAGGCATCCCACGCAATCTATGACGCGCAGGAAGGCTCGGTTTACTGCGTGTCGTGGACGCAAGTCAAGGGCAGACTCACGTTCGATGCCAAGAGTTTCGAGAAGGACTACCCCGACCTCTACGCTCAGTATTGCCGGGTAGGAGCGGGGTACAGGCGGTTTGTGGTGAAGGAAAAGCGGGTTCAGCAGTCTATCCCCCCAAATAGGGTGGCAATGATAGGAGGATGATATGAGTGCATTGTTTGAAGTCTTATCTAAAATTCAAAAGGAGATGAAGGCTCCCAAGAGCCAGTTCAATGCCTTTGGGAAGTATAAGTATCGCTCGTGCGAAGATATCCTTGAGGCCGTGAAGCCGTTTCTCAATGGGGCAGTCCTGTATATCAGCGATGAGATGGTGCTGATCGGTGAAAGGTACTACATCAAGGCAACGGCTACCCTTCGCAACGGCGATGAGGCCGTGAGCGTTACGGCCTATGCCCGCGAGGAAGCAGAAAAGAAGGGAATGGATTCCAGCCAGATTACCGGGGCCGCGAGTTCGTATGCCCGTAAGTACGCCCTCAATGGCCTGTTCCTGATTGACGACACCAAGGACTCCGACGCCACGAATGAGCACGGAAAGGGAGAGGCCGCGAACAGCAAGCCCAAGGGCAATCAGGTCAATACTCTCAAGGAAAAGCTAGTCAGCAAGAAAGAGGAAACTCCATCCGTGGGGAAGAAACTTTTTGCTGATATTTTCAAGTTCTGGATGTCTAAGGATGAGGACGATGCCGCGAACCGCGCCACAGCATACGAGGCAATCAACAGGTATGCATCCCATGTCGGAATCAAGAAGGCAATCAAGGACGCTGCCGATCTCGATAAGCTCACGGAGAAAGAATGCGACAAGATAGCGGAAGCGTTCAACGCAGAGAGAAAAGCCGTATGACCTTCTTCCCCATAGAAAGGAGCGTATGAGATGACCGCCCTATCCGAATGGTTTCACGAGCAGGAACAGGAAGAGCGGGAAGCCGAACGAAGGGCCAACCTTGACGAATGGCGCAGGATAGCCAAGATGCTCCGTGACCTGGAATATATCAAGGTGCCTGTGAAATGATCACGAAAAATGATCACGACCGGAACGTGATCGAGGAGGGAAAACCATGATCTGCCAATACTGCGGAGCAAAGTTGTTTGAAGGCTTTTGCACCCCAAAGGAGGTTCTTTATGATCAAAACAGATCCCACAATGCTGGTCTATAACGCCACAGAACAGCCCTGGACGGACGACTACGGTGTTATCGTAAGTCCACACCGAGAACGCGCTATATGCAATCTCGAACCACGCGATTACAAGATTGAAAATGCCATGTTGATATGCGCCGCTCCGCCGCTCCTCAAGGTCGCCCAAAAGCTACTGTTGTGGATGGAAGAGTGCGACTTAGCGATTGAGTTCAACCATGACGACCTCGCCTTATATGACGAACTTCGCCAGGTAATTAGAACTGCGGGCGGGTTTTCGTCCGAAACGCACTGGTGGCAAGGACCGTGCATTTGCAGCGCATGTGGCCACGCATGGCAGGGTGTTGTGGAAATCCCGATCGAGTCTACCTATCCACAGGTGCCGCTCGAATGTAGCGAATGTCACCAGATGACGGGAGGTCCGGCATGAAGCTCAAAATCCGGCTTATCTGGCGAAAAGCGATGACAGATTTCAATGGGGTCGTGGCTGAGTACGTCTATAAAACAGACGATAT